AGGCAGAATGTACTTTACTTCCCACTTAGCCATTGTAGGTAGAGTCTGGTTCTAAAGCTATGTAGTAATTCAAGTTAAAAGAACTATTAGTAAACTGTGACAAAAGTTTACTAGAGATGACAACATCGTAAGAACCAGGGACGATTTTGATATTCTCAACCTTGAAGTTGAAAGTGAACTCTTTGTCAGTCTCACCGACAACAATCTCGAACTGATTGGAGTTGTCGTTCTTCTTATCACGAACAACCAGTTTGATCACACCTGCTTCACCAACAGCAGCAAGGTCAGGCAGTTGATAGACTTGTGCTGCCTTCAACAGTTTGTCCAGTTGGGTACTCTCCAATTGGAAGCAAACATCTTGAGACGGCAGGGTGATTGCCTTCTCTGGTGGGGCAACGATCACACTGGGATCAGCAAAAGCAAATTTTGCGCGGGACTTACCTTCACGAATGACAAGGTAAGAATCATTCTGGAAATCAAGTTCAGGGTTCTGGTGGAGGGAAAGACCATTCAGAAACTGACTGAGATCATAGATAGCAAAGTCACGATCAAACTCTTCGGGGACTTCTGCTTCTGCCAGGATGTTCTTCATCACCGAGATGGTGCGAAGTTTAGAACCTTCTTTAACCAGGATAGACTGATTGATAGAAGAGAAGTTCTTCAGAAGGGTCAGAGTCTTATCAGAAAGTTTCATAGGGGGTTTCAATTTCATTGTTTTGACCAGAGAAGTGGTAGAGAAGAATTGCGTAGTGGATGATCTTCATGATATCCATTTTAGCAGATCCCTTCTTATCATAACGAGATGCATACTTAAGAATATTGCTGCGGCAAAATGCCTCAGCATCACCCACAGATTCGATAAGATCAAGGGTTTGAATCTTCGAAGAGTAGTGGGCAGAATATGTACGGGTAATATAATCTTCGATTTCTTTAATGGTAAGATCTTCGTGATACTTCCAGTTTGGTTTTGGTTTCAATGCTTCTTTCAATTGTTCTGGTTTCAATTCTACAGCAGTTTGGAACTCAAAAGTATTCATTTTATCAAGATAGGCATCATAGGCTTTGTCTAGTGCCAAATATTCATCACTATTCATGTGATCATAAAGCAAACTCCAAGCATTAGTCATTCTATCAAACCTCTGTCTTTACGTCAACATCAGCATCCACTGCATCATAGAGACCCATGAATGCTTGCTTGGTTTCATCATCAAAACGATTGAGACCAAGATTGATTGCCTTCACTTTGTCATCAAAGATATTGTATGCATTGATGATGTGAATGAGACGACGAGTGCTAATGACTTCATCCACACCACCTTCTTTAAAAGTCTTACGGATGATGTCTGCCCAATCGGCAAGACGAGCACAGAACTTTTGATCATCACAGATCTTGCTCAGGATGCGAGTTTCAATAGAAACAGGGGGATACTCCTGCTCAAAAGTCAGAGCAAAACGTTCCAGAAATGCTTCATTCAGGACATTGGTGCCAATGAAACGACCGTCGTCAGAACCTTTACCCTTGGTGTTGGCAGTAGCAACCACGGTGAAACCAGCAGCAGGCTTGACCCACTTACCAATCTTCTTAAGGAAGACACCCTTACCTTCTAGAATGGACTGAAGGCAGAGGATTTTGTTGGAAGCCAGGTCGATCTCGTCAAGGAGAAGGACTGCTCCACGTTCGAGTGCTTCGATAACGGGACCATTGTGCCATGCAGTATTCCCATCAACAAGCCTAAACCCACCGATAAGGTCATCTTCATCAGTTTCAATGGTAATGTTTACACGGATCAGTTCACGACCCAACTGAGCACATGCCTGCTCAACACCGAACGTTTTACCATTACCCGAAAGACCCGTAATGAACGTAGGATAAAACAGATTGGACTGAATAATCTTCTTAAGATCAGCAAAATTACCAAACTTGACGAAGGTATCATCTTTAGTGGGAATCAGATTCTGTTCTACAGCAGGCAAAGCAGAGGGTGCGTTATAGTTCTGTTCTAGTTTTTCAGCAACGGTCAAATTCCATTTACCACGACCGTCTTTGTACTCTTCAAGTTTTTTGGTTACATTAGGATATGAAACACCGTTCATAGCACAGTAAGCACGCAGGTCAGCAGTAGTAACATTGTTACCGTACAAACCGCGGAGTTCAACAAGAAGGTTTTCAGTGTTCAAACGAGTGGTCATTGCGAACCTCATTGGTATGTATACATTATAGTACCAAAAAGAGAACCACGACTACCGTTTGTGCCAGTATCAAGACTGTCTACGGATAGTATTCTAAATCCACGGCAAGGACAAAACGATACTGATTGCTCTGAACAATACCAGGACGATGCCACTGATCAGATGGATAGATTAACCAGTTACCAAATGTTGGTTTAACAAAAAACTCACCACCTCTACGTGGTCCATATGGTGCTATCTCAGTTCCGCACAAATCCATGTCATCAACATCATCTGGAATATCCAGATACCACAAACCACTGAGCATTTTCATACCCGATTGACTTGGATACCAGTGATGATGCCATAACTTATCACGATCTTCAGCACCATCAAGATTAGTCATGAAACTCCATGACTTTCTGTTACCCACCCTAACTTCTTTACCAAGATAAGCAAAGCAAGCAACCAAGAATGTGTTCCTATATTTCAGCCACACATCTTCAGAACGGGCAAAGAGATTCTCCTTTGTTTGATATTTTGGACTGTTGGTAAAGTAGTTACCACTGTCAATAATACCTTTGATGATTTTACATGCTTCCTTATCATCTTCCCTCGTTATGAAAGAACTAAAATCATACTTCCTAAAAGTTTTATTCTGATCAACTACTTTCATACAACTAGGGCAATAAACTCATTAAGAACTTTTTTATTCATTTTCTTAGATGCCAAAGACTTCCTGAATGCAGAACGGATTTGACTCTTGGTTGCATCGTCAGCAACTTCAAACTCAGCATCATTAGAAAGGGCACTAGACACAATCAAGAAATAAGAATCATATCCAGTACCAGAAAGAGACACTGTTTTTTGTTTTGTAAGTTTAGCACAGATAGGATCAACTTTGTCAAAATTATGATTGCAGTGCATACGAACCATACGTTTGGCATCGGCACTACCAGCAACACGAATGCCAATGAGATTAACATTGGGGAAGTTGAGTTTCAGGTTCTCAAGCATTACCTGAGTAAACTTCCAGTACTCATAAGGGAACTTAGTCATGGTGCCAGTCTTACGGTCACGCAAAACGACATTGCCGTTATCGCAGCTACGAATACCCCAACGACCACCCTCAGTATCACGATACTTGTACCAGAAGTGACGGTGGAGGGGTTGTGCTTCACCATCAGTAAGGATGACACAGTTCACATTTTGAAGACCGTGCTGCTTGATAAATTTAGGAATGATGTCATAGAGGCAGAGAATACTTTCGTTCAAAGGAGTGCCAGAGAGACACAAGAAGGGAGGTTGAGGATAGGAAGTATAAATGCGATGACCTTTCCAACTGTTCCAACCACTAGAGATGGCACACACAGTCCTCCACATATTCAGCATTTGCTTCTCCGACTCAGCATTGTTGACACTGCTGGTAAAGAAATTCATCAACCCAAACCTTTCGGGCAGAGCAAAGCAGTTCTCTTCCTCAATGTAGGTGGGTTCATCAGGATTGAGGAAGAAACCAGGATTGTCAATGGTGAAGGCATAAACATCGTAAGGAATGTTCACCTTACGGCAGAACCAGATCAGATTATACAGTTGCTTCATGGTGTCCAGCAAGCAGCTGTTCATGGAACCAGACCAGTCAAGAATAAAAAGGAGACCATGGTTCTTACCGTTAGGAACAACGGTCACTTTCTTGAACAGATCGTCGTTGAACTTGTAGGTGTGGAGTTTAGTACAATCCAGCACACCAGTGCGAGCAGTAGAAGAACGAGAATAAGCATCTGCTGCCTTACGGCACTCAAACTCTTTAACCAGATAGTTTACTTCTTTCTGAGCAGACTTCTTGAAATCTTTGTAAAAAGCATCGACTTCATCAAAGCAACCATCAGTTGCAATCTGTTCCCACCATTTTTCAACGGTGTGGTGAATATAATCGTTCTTAGTAATCAGACGATCAAGTTTCAGTTTGGGACGGGAGACATAATGATACTCAGTGCTACGGTTGCTGAGACCAGACAACTTATCATCAAAGGCATCTTGGGTCTTCAGTTCATCTTCCAGTTCATCCTCAAACCCACTCTTGGCATTGAGTTCATCAACATCACCAGAGTTGTCACCACTCTGATAACTAGGCGTATCCAGTTGGGGATCGTTGTCGTCAGTGGATTCGTTACTTTCAGAATCTTGACCTTCTTCATTGATACGATCAGACTCACCTTCTTGGCCAGACTGACTTTCACCAACCTTCTCCTCCTCAGGAGACTTCATATACAGGAAGATTGCTTTAGCAGCTTCAACTGCTTCGTCAAAAGTCTCTGCTTTGGCAGTCTGATCAACAAACTGCTGTTCTTCGGCAGAGAAATTAATTTTGACGAACGAACCAACCTTGAAGTAGAGATTGATACGGTCTGCCAGATTCATGGCATCCAGATCTTCATCAGCAATATCAAAGAAGTCATCATCCTGCATTTCCTGATATCCACGATAGAAGGTCTTAGGGAGACCAGGATATTTGCGTTTGATCAACTTCTCAATGCGAGCATCCTCAGTGATGTTCACGAACCCCATAGGAACACCCCACACATCTTCATTGGGGGTGAATAGAGCATGACCCACCTCATGTGCTACCAGAAGGTCATAGACGGTCTCAGAAGCACGATCCCAGATCGGCAGGGTAAGGAGACGACGATCAACATCAAACGATGCTGTAGAGACCTGACGGTGCTCGATGATGAGGTCTTCGGTTGCCAGCAGTTTAGCAAGAGTGCCTTTGACTTCTTGGAAGGACATCGGGAACCATTCGTATGTACCCATTATACGAAGAAACCCCCCGTTGCTGGGAGGTCATGTGACACTTTTTAAAGTGCTTCAAACGTGCTTTTGCTTGACGCAATGCCTGTGGTTTGAGTTTTCGTTTTTGCTCCTTCTTGGAGTGGTGTTGCCAGTTTGGTGTGTTCATGGCACCATTCTACTGAATCCTTTGAACTTCTCAAACTTTATCACATTTTGAAACTTGTCGTACATCTCTGTCTTGTGACTGATAACAAAGATGTTGGCATCCTTGATGACGAACCTAATAATCTTCAGGAAATCATCTGTACCAAAACCATCAAGAGAACTGTCAAACACTTCATCCATAATCAAAAGATTAGTGTTGGCAGAGTTCTTGAACCTCGCAACTTCTCTCCAGGTGAAGAGAAGGGCTAAGTCAATTCTCATTTTCTCACCCTCAGAAAAAGATGAATACGAGAACTTGTCGTGAATTGGTGATTT